TCGCGTGTACTCAAGCTACAACTTCGGAAATGTTGTTACTGGTCGCCTAAGCTGCTCCACCTATCAGGTGTCCCCGAAACACAAGAAAGGAATCTCCTTTCACACCTTGCCACGACCCGAAGAGGACGACGAAGTTAATCTTCGCAGTATGATGAGGGCTGATGAAGGCAAAGTGTTTCTCGCCGCCGACTTCTCTCAAGCAGAGCTTCGTGTGCTGGCACAGTGCTGCCGAGACAAGAACCTCATCGAAGCGTTCAACTCAGGGCAAGACCTTCACAGGTTTACTGCGTCCCTCGTGTTTGACAAGCCAGCAGAGGAAGTAACCAAAGAGGAACGACAGATTGCAAAGAGCGTAAGCTTCCTCATTGTGTATGGAGGAGGTCCGCATAAGCTATCTCAACAGATTGGTAAGGATGTAGGCTACTGCAAAAATATTTTTAAGGCATACCAAACCTCTTTCCCAAACGTATTCAAGTGGATTGATTTTGTCCATAAGTTCGTTCGCGAAAATGGGTACGCGGTAAGTTTGTTTGGTCGGCGACGCCACCTTGATAATGTGAACAGCCCAAACAGAAAGTATCAGTACCGTGCGTTGAGACAAGGTATGAACTTTGTGATTCAAAGTTCTGCCTCCGATTTGATGTTGCATTCGATTCTTCGTCTGCAAAAGTATCTAACTAAGACAGGTCTAGATGCCGAGATTCTTGCAACCGTTCACGACTCTGTAGAGGTTCAAGTGTCTCCCAAAGATATGAAAAAGACCGTGGAGTTGATGAAGTACGTACTACAAAGTACCGACGACTTCAAAGGTTTTTATGGTCTAGATTTTGTTGTACCCTTCGTTGTTGATGTTGAAGCAGGAAGCTCCTTTGGTAACCTGATAGAAGCCGAATTTGATACTGACGGCAGACTCATCAACGAAGAAGAAATTACTGAATATGTCCAGAACCAGTAGAGTTGTTATTCTCACGGACCTTCACCTAAGGTCAGACTATATGCCTGGGTTTCTTGAAAAGCAAATTGAGACCCTACTACACCTAACCAACAGTAAGCCGTGTCAGTACGTTGTTATCAACGGAGATGTCTTCGAAAGACGAAACCCCAGAAGTGAAGAGCTTCTCGCATTTCGCCACATACTAGAAAACATTACGTGTAAAAACATTATTGTTAATAGAGGCAATCACGATACTCTTCGAAAAGATGGAACCTCTGACACAGTTCTGTCCCTGTTTTCCGACCTTGCACATATTGTAAAGGACACGGAAACAATTCGGCTTGGGGACGTGAATTTTGATTTCATTCCTCATTACGAGGATGAAGACAGAATCATCGCAGACCTAAAAGCTACGAAAAATCCTGTGTTCGGTCACTTCGGCTTTGATGGCTGTGTGTCGAACGGACACTACGCATATGAGGCTAGAGTAAAGAAGTGGCATTTTAAGAAAAAGCCTATGGCGTTTTTGGGGCATATCCACAAGCCAAAAATCTATGATAATGTCGTCGTGCTTGGAACACAATACTCCAATACATTTGGTGAGGCGAACGCACAGAAATTTGTTCACGAGTTGTATATTCGGGACGGTAAAATCGACATGGTAAAAAAGCCTATCGGAAAAGGCATCCGTCATGTCGTAGGAACCATTGACGAGATAGAGGAGTTATCGAAGAAGCACAAGTTCGGAGACTTCTTCACCATTCTCCGCGTGAAAGTGGACAAGCTAGATTCGTACACGGAGAACAAGTTGCGAGAAGAAATTTTCGCGCAGTACCCAATTCAACACCTAGAGCTTGTGTTTGAAGATGTGCTTCCGAAGATTGAATCTTCTTACTCTCCAAAGGGCGAAGTGTTTACTTTGGACGATAAGGTTATCAACCAATACATTGCTGAGAGCGAAACCATTTTTAAGAAAGACGAACTTCTGGAGGCTCTGAAGGAGATTAGAGATGCAACTGAATAAACTGGAGATTTATAACTTCTTGTCGGTTAAGGAGGCTGTTGTTAACTTCGATGAATGCGAAAACCTCGTCCGCATCGTAGGAAAGAACTACGACACGAAACCCGCAGGGTCCAACGGCGCAGGAAAAAGCACTATCATCGAAGCGATTATGTTCGCTTTGTTTGGTAAGACGATTCGAAAAACAAACGATAAGAGCCTGAAAAACTACCACACTCGTGGCAAGTGCCGCGTCGTTCTTACTATTAACGGGAACACCGTCATCGAACGAGTCAAACGCGCACCAATGCTGACCGTTCATGTTGGCGATGAAAACTGCACCCAAGACTCCATTCAGTCAACGCAGAAGTATCTTGAGCAGATACTCAACATTAACCATAATGTTTTCCTCGCGTCTATCGTGTTCGGTCAGTCGAACAACACAGATTTCCTTACGGCAACGCCCGAGGAAAAGAGAGCGATTATCCAAAACTTTCTGTCGGTAGGCGACCTCTTCAAGAACCGCTCAACCATTAAGTCCTTGAAGTCTAAGTACTTAAACGAGAAGAAAGTAAACTTAGCACTGCACAATGACGCAACAAGTAAGGTGACCAAGCTCTCTGGGCGTGTGTCTACTTTGCAAAACCTCAAGAAGAAGTCTACAAGCTACTTTTCTTCTGAGAAACTCAAGTTTATCGCACACAAGTCTTTGAGCGAAATACAAGACTTAGAACGACAGCACCACGAGAAAGATGTCGAGTGCGAGCGAGCGCTCGGAAAGTTAGGCAGCCTTCGTGAGCGGGTTTCTCAAGCACACAGCACTCTTAAAGCTCTCAGCGGAACTAGCTGTGAGCATTGCGGCAAGCTCTCAGAGTCCAATTGGTATAAGTCAAAGGAGCTAGAAGAGCAAGCGAAAGCATGGTCCGCAGAAGAGCGAACCCTGTGCAGGGAGGTCAACAAGCTGAAGAAAGAGGTGGACTCGTTATGGATTCCTGTAACTTCTTCTGATTTTGAGACAATTGAGAAGTTCAAAGAAATTGATACGGAAATCAAAATCACGAAAAACCAGATTAGGTCCGAGAAGCGCCTAGCCAAGAAGTACGGAGAGCTTTCCACACAAGCGCAAAAGGAATACGACCTGATGAGGTTTTGGGAGCATGCCTTCTCCGAGGCGGGGCTGATTCGCTATGTTATACGCAACATCCTCGACTATTTGAACGAAAGATGCAACTCCTACCTCAGCACCCTCACCAAGGGCGGATTCGTCATAAAATTCGACGACTCATTGACCGAAACCATCTATAATGATGGGGTCGAGTGCCACTACGAGTCCCTCTCTGGTGGAGAGAAGAAACGAGTTTCCCTTGCTGTAATGCTTGGGCTAAACGACCTTCTTCTGCTCACAGGAAAAGATAGGTCGAACATTGTCTTCTTTGACGAAGTAGCGGATTCTCTCGATGCGGATGGTGTAAAAGGTTTGATTGAACTAATTCATCAAATCACGAAACACAAAAAGCTTTTCTTAATTACACATAACGAATATCTCTCTTCGCTTTTGGAGGAATATTCTCAAACATTAACTGTCAAAAAGCGCAACAATCTGACCAAAATCACTATATAAAAGTCCATAAAATGAACTACACGCCAAACGGAAAACGATTAATTATTACGCGGAAAAAGCATAAGACCGAATCCAAAGGAGGTATTTTGCTGCCCGAAACTATTACCGAGAAGAAGCTGAGTGAAGGATATATTGTTCGTGCTGGAGAAGGCTGCGAAGGAACCCATTGGAAAGAGGGTTTGCATGTCATTTTCGCTCAGTTCGCAGGACAGGAGATTCAGTTCGACGACGAGGTTTACCTTGTTATGCCTGAAGAGGATGTTTTGGTTTATGGAGAAGAGGACTAATGCCTTATGAGATTCCAGAGAACAGCCTAGCTGAAACTATCTTCCTCGACAAGTACGCTTACCCAGGAGAAACTCAATGGAAAGAGTGCGCTCGCAGAGTAGCGAAAGCCGCCTCCGACCCTGAGTTCCCCGAGGACCGCCAGAAGTTCGAACAGAAGTTCTTCGACGCGATTAATAGCGGGGACTTTATGCCTGGAGGCAGAATCCTGTTCGGCTCTGGTCGTAGTGACCAGAACCTGCTGAACTGTTATGTCCTTGACCCAGAGGACTCCGTTGAAAGTATTGGAAAGGTTATTTCCGATATGTACAAGATTTCTTGTGGTGGCGGTGGCATTGGGTTCAACTTCTCTAAGATTAGACCAAAAGGCGATAACATTCAGAATATCCCTAACTCAGCCCCAGGTTCTCTCTCAGTCATGAGAATGATTAACGAAATTGGTAATCATGTTCGTGCTGGTAAGAACCGTAGAACGGCTCTAATGTCTATTCTTGAAGTTACTCATCCAGATTTCCTTGAGTTTTTGCATGTTAAACTGGATAGAAAAGAACTAACTAACTTCAACATCTCAGTCGGCGTAACTAAACGGTTCATCGCCGCAGTAGAGAATGATGAGGAGTGGCATTTCACTTTCGGCGGTAGACAAAACAAGTATTTTGTCTATCAAATTGAACGCAAATCAGAGCTTGGGGATGACATTGTTGAAGTCGTCGCCAAGGATGAATCAGATGCCATCGGCAGAGCCAAGCTGCACCACCTGAAACACTATGGTGATACTTTTGGAGAAGTAACCAAGAAAGCGCTTCGTGCCCGTGAAATCTGGGAACGCATTGTAGACAATGCTGTTGAGTCAGGAGAACCGGGTATCTTTAATATCGATTTTGCTAACGAATACACCAACGTATCTTACTTCGAACGTATGCCTAGCACCAACCCGTGTGGCGAAGAGGTTCTTCCTGCATACGGTAACTGTTGCCTGGGTCATGTTAATCTTGCTAACATGGTTGACATGGATGGCACTATCGACTGGCGCAGACTGGCTCGTGCGATTCGCACAGGCGTTCGCTTCCTTGACAATATTCTTACCGCAAACCATTTCCCGATTCCGGAATGCGAAGAAGGAGGAATGCGTTCCCGTCGAATCGGACTGGGCGTTACCGGACTACACTACTTCCTTATCAAAGCGGGGTACAGGTACGGGTCGGAAGACTGCCTGGAGTTTCTGGAACGGCTATTCTCAACGATAAGAAATGAGGCATACAAAGCTTCCGCGAAACTCGGAAAGGAGAAAGGAAGCTTCGCTGCGTATGACTGGAATAAGCTGAAGAACGAAGTCTTCTTTAAGACTCTCCCTTCTCGTATTCGCACTCTTATTCGCGATAATGGTCTTCGGAACGCTATTCTGCTTACCGTAGCACCTACTGGAACTATTAGCATGGTTCTAGGTGTTTCAACTGGCTTGGAGCCTATCTTCGCTCCTGTCTACAAGAGAAGGTGGAGAACTGGCACAGAAGGAGTTTGGAACGAAACCTATGTTGTAGACCCTCTGTTCAAGGAGCTTTATCTTCGTGGTCGAGATGTGTCTCACTGTGTCGGAGCCTATGATGTCACCCCGGAGGAACATATTAAAGTTCAAGCAGTTGTACAGGCTTACATCGATTCAGCAGTATCAAAGACTTGTAATCTTCCTGCGGACTTCAAACCAGAAACTTTGTACGACGACCTGCTAATGTATGCGAATGACCTAAAAGGCTCAACATTCTACAGAGCGTCGAGTCGAGGTAACGAGCCTCTGGAAGCCGTCGATATCAGCACTATCAATCTCGACAAGCTAATCGTAGATGGTACTGTTGAAGAGCAAGTAGATTCTGTGGATACCTGCAAATCAGGCGTCTGTGAACTCTAACTGAAAATACTTTCGAAATTCCCCCATCCCGCATAATAAACGGGGTGGGGGTTTTCTCTTCAAAATACGCTGTCGAGTCCTATAATATCGTATGGGTATGCAATGGCCAGGAGATGAAAATCTGGACGAAGAGGTCCGCTTTCGCTTTGTGTGCGAAGGTGAACCAGACTGTCCAGGATTCAACAAGTTTCACATTCGATACGAAGAACCTCCAACCCATGTACCGTCGTCGATTCAATGTCCCTATGGGAACGACCATGAATCTGTTTGGTGCATGGAGGGAGTAGCGAACTCCTTTATTCGCGGTCAAACTATGGCTGGAGTGAAGAACGAGCATTACACCCGAGCTTTGGCTGACGCGGAACACAAGTGGATGGAGCTTCAAATCGAAGAAACCAAAAAAGCTGTGAACGCCGAAGACCAAATCGAAGGAACCGCTGCTTCCCCATACTCAAAGAAAGTTCTTAATGTGGAAAAGGCTCTTGAGACTGGTATGATTAAGAAACTGGACGAGGAGACTGCCGCTGAAAAGAAACGAATTACTGATGAACGGGCACGAATTGTGGCCGACCAAGCTAAAGATAAAATCACTAGAGAAATTGACAAGAAACACGTAGGGCGTCGTCATGACGGATAACAACCAACTAACCAAAGTGGACAAAATTTTTATTTTAAACAAGTCCTCCAACCCTAACCCGGAGTACAAAACGGAAGGGTCTGCTGGATTTGATATTGCCTCAAACGAGAGCATTCTGATTCCTCCCCACACAACCGTTCTGGTAGGCACAGGACTGTACTTCTCCATGATGGATGGGTACGAAGCCCAGCTTCGCTTGCGTAGCTCCTGGGGCTTTAAAGGGCTTCTGATGCCAAACGCTCCAGCAACCATTGACTCGGATTATCGAGGCGAGATTAAGCTGTGTCTGCGTAACCTGAACATTGAGTCTGTTCGGGTACAAGCAGGAGACAGAGTAGCCCAAGTGGTTTGCTCCCCAGTTTTCTGCCCAAAAATCCACATCATGGACTCTGATGAATGGAACAGCCCCCTTAACAAAACCCTACGCGGCGAAGGAGGCTTCGGTTCAACCGGAGAACAATAATAATGGTATATCAGTTTCAGGAATCTATTCAGAGAGGTATTCTGTACCTCGCCAAGTCCGATGAGAATTTTCTCATACAGGCAATGCCGATGGTTAAGGAAGGGTACTTTGATTTCCCTTCCCACCAAAAAATCTGGCGAGCGATAAAGGATTACTATATCTCCTACAAAACTTCTCCATCGGACGAACAAATCCTTGAGTGTATTCGTTCCGTGAAGTCGGACAACGAGCTTCTGTCAGACTACAAAGATGAGCTAAATCTTATCAATGCTGTTGACGAGAAGTCCATCGCGAACGAGGATTTCTATCTTGATAAGGTAGAGGAGTTTGCAAAAGAGCAGTCCCTTAAAGACGCCATTATGGGGTCCATTGAGCTTCTCAAAGAAAAGAAGTTCGGCAAGATTGAGGAGTCTATTCGTGAGGCTCTCTCCGTCAGTCGGGATGTAGACCTGGGTGCAGACTACTTCAGCGATGTTGAAGGTCGATACGAAAGGCTTACTAACAACTCCATTGACGCTCAGTTCCGCACTCCTTTCGAAACTATCAACCAAGAACTAGAAGGTGGTATGGCTAGCAAGGAACTTGCGATGGTGGTCGCTCCTCCTGGTGTTGGTAAGTCTCTGTTCCTAGCGAACCAAGCCGCACGGTCGGTGCTTGACGGTAAGAATGTTCTGTACATCTCGCTTGAGATGTCGGAGGACCGCGTAGCGCAGCGTCTTGATAGTATCTTTACCTACATCAAGCAAAGTGATTTGAAGGCGAATGTGAAGGAGTTGGAGACGCGCCTAGAAAAAATCCAAAACCATGCTTCCTCTGTTGGAGGGCTTAAGATTAAAGAGTTCCCTACGAAAAGGCTAACGGTAACTGGTCTTCGGGCGTACCTCAACCAGCTACGCAACTACGAAAACTTTACGCCGGATGTTATTATCGTGGACTACCTAGAGTTGATGACCAACGCCGATAACACCATGTCGGAGTATATGGCACAGGAGCGCATCGCACAAGAGCTACGAGGTATTGCGGTTGAGTACAAGTGTTTGGTTTGGACCGCAACTCAGACCAACCGCAAAGGAAAAGAGGTTGATGTAATTACTGATGCGGAGCTTGCTGATTCATACGGTAAGATTCGTGTGTGCGACCTCGCGTTCTCAATCAACCAAAAGGAACAGGAGTTTGACGAAGGCAAAGCTCGTATGTTCGTAATGAAAAGCCGAAACGGAAGAGCGCGGTACATCGTACCGATTAGAATTGACTATGGAAGACTAGTAATCCGACAACAATGAGTCCCGCAAAAAAACCACAATACGAGCATGCAATGCATGTATACACAGGAATCAAAACTTTTGACATCGTACAAAAAACTTTGACCAAAGATAATCTTTATGGGTATGTCGATTTTCCAAAAGCAGAACTAACGATTGACCCGAACCAAAGTGTTGAAGATTATAAAAGCACTCTTCTCCACGAAATTTGCCACATTGGGTTTGAGGTTTTTGGGTTGAACGACGATGACGAAATGCCCACAATAGGTAACGAGTACCTCACGACAGTAACATCAAACATGCTTTTCCAGCTTGCGGGTCTAAACCCAGAACTATTTGAGTTTATTTTTACGAATAATGAGTAATGTAATAGAGATTTATGAACAGATTGAAAGTTCTTACCTAGACATCATCAAAAAGTATGTCGCCGTAGACGAACATAACTTTCAGGACGCCATGGCAAAGCACCCGTCAACCTTCGCTTTCTTTGCTGGCGTAATGGCGTATGCCAAGAAAGAGCTAGAGAAAGCAAATGTAGTGCTTGACGACCGAGAAGCCGAGCTTCGTGAAGAACGCCGAGCAGAGCTTCTCTCAAAAGGACAGAAAGCCACCGACAGAGCATTAGACGCTTATGTGCGCTGCGTACCCGAACTCCAGACAATGAGAAAAGGAATCGTCTCAAAGTCCCATCGGTTTAACCTTTGCAAAAATATAGTCAGTAGCCTAGACCACCAAAAAGATGTCATTATTCAGCTTTCCGCGAATAGGCGAGCCGAGGCAAAACTTATCGATAATTTGGGCTGACCCGACTATTATACTAATGCCCGTGGGAGCCTCCCACGCGCACCAACTACTAACCCCACAAAATACTAACGAATATGGTCAACATTGACGAACTAAGAAAAAAGTACCAGGAGATTAACAATCCTGGTGGCGCTAAGAAAGACAACAAAGAGTTTCTGGAAAAGTTCTTTATGATGGAAGAAGGTACCTCTCTGGTGCGTATTCTTCCAGGTAAGAATGACCAGGAGTTTTACGCTGAGACTGCGATTCACCGCATCAACGATAAGAATTATCACTGCCCTCGTGTGAAAGGAGATAAGTGTCCTGTGTGCGATACTTACTTCAACATGTGGAAAGAGATTAACGCTATCGGCAAAGATACCCCAAAAGGTCAGGAACTGGCTGGACTCGCTCGACAGATTAAGTCCTACAAGCGATTCTACATGAATATCGTGGACCGTCGCTCGGAGAGTGTGAAAATCCTGTCGGTCGGGCAAAAGCTCTTTGGTAAAATCCTGGACTGCTTCTTCGATGAGGACTTTGGCGATTTGACGGACCTGAAAGAAGGTTGGGACTTCAAGATTGTGAAGGAGCAACAGAATCAGCAGTGGCCGAATTACGACAAGTCTTCGCCTAAGCCCAAGCAGACTGCTGCTGGGTCCGATAAGGAGATTGCCGAGTGGATGGATGAGCAGCACGACATTCACGGTCTTGTGAAAGTTGCTGAGTATGAGGAGCTAAAGACTCTGATGGAGGAGTTCACCGCTATTACTCGCGGCACTTCTATCTCACAGGAGTCGGATAGTGACTCTGGTTCGGACGACGATGATGGGTATCTGTCCCATCTAAAGTCCCTCAAAATCGACTAAGAATACTTTGTAAACCGCAGTTGCTTGTTCTATAATGGATAAGCAACTGCCTTTCTTTTAACAGTAAAAAATATGGGTGACACTAAAAAACTAAGAATTCTGGCATGTCCGTCTAACCACGGGGGATGCGCTTACTACCGAATCCTATTGCCGATGCAAAAGCTAGAAGAGCTTCACGGGGATGAGGTAGAAATCCGATTCGATGACAACCCGTTGGGGTGGTGTAAGGAGACAGGAAAGACTACACCTGAAAACTTTGAGTACGAAAACTTGAAGTGGGCTGATGTTGTCTTTACTCAAAACATTCACAACTTCGGCGGAAACTATACCATTGAGGTTATGAGGAAGGCGCACGAGCTTGGGAAGTTTACCCACTTTGATACCGATGACCTACTAACGAATCTGTACAAAGGGCATCGCCTTTATGGTGTGTATGAAGACCAACAGCTTGACGAGGTTACAAAGTATATTTACAACAATGTAGACCTTGTTTCCGTCACCCAAAGAAAGTTCGCACAAAGGATTGCCCCTTTTGTAAACGGCGCTCTTGTCGTTATTAAGAATGCAATCGACTACAGCCTCCCCTGCTGGAACTCAAAGAAGTTGCCCAAGCCGAAAAAACTTACTCGTGTGGGCTGGGTAGGCGGAATCCATCACGATGTGGATATTAAGCATTTCTCCTTAATCCCCCATCTTGTTAACCAGAAAGTGGGTCCGCAAAAGGTACACTGGGGGTTTTACGGAAAGCCACAGCAACCTCCGGGCGAAAGAGATTGGCAGTGGGATGTGTGGGAAGGCTACGAGCAGCAGGTTAAGAAAGGTCTCAGAGGTCAGTCCAACTACACTATTTATCCTGCGATGCCCCCCAACACTTACGGCGAAATGTACACCAACATCGACGTGAATATTGCAGTGCTTGACAACAACGAGTTCAACGACTCAAAATCAGAAATCAAAGCGATGGAATGTGGTCGTTACGGAATCCCTCTTGTCGCAACCAATGTTGGGTGCTATGATGAAATTATTGTAAATGGTCAGACTGGCTATCTTATTGACCCATCCAATCCAAAGAAGGAGTGGGTTAAAGCTCTGTCTAAGTGTATCAATGACCCGAAACACGTCCAGGAAATGGGCATGGCTCTGAAGACACTTTGCGATGAGCTATATGATATTAATAAAATTGTCGGCGGCAGACTCGCTCTGTATCGCCAAATGATGGACCTAAAGAAACAGGCGCTCAGTGACGCCTTGATGGAACAAAAAGAAAAGAACATCGTGGAGGATGTTACAGCATGACAACCAAACGACATTACCTGAGTGTAGTCGCCGTAATGAAAGACGAAGGCAAGAACCTTCAGGAGTGGCTCCAGTTTCACAGAGGCGTTGGGGTAGAACATTTCTATCTCTACGACAACGGCAGCACCGACAACACAAAAAAACTGTGCGAAGGTCAGAAAGACATTTCGTATTTCTACACGGACATGGACATGTGCCAGATGGCTTGTTATTACAATGCCCTCACCGCGTTTCGTGACCAGTCTAGATGGATGGCGTTCATCGACCTAGACGAGTTCCTGTTTGCCCCTGGAGGCGACCTCAAGGACCGTCTAAAGGACTTTGAACAGTACCCAGGAGTCGCGGTGAACGAGGTGTTCTACGGCTCCAACGGCTTCCAGAAGCGTCCTGCTGGCGGCGTACTACGCAACTATGTTCGTCGTGGGGAAAGACCAGACGCCCACATCAAGTCTATCGTTCAGCCAATGGCGACCCTCTGCCCTGCGGGTAACCCTCACTCCTTTGTTTACACCCAAGGTGTTCCTGTGAATGAACAGAAGGTTCCGTGCCCCGGTCCTTTTAATGAAGCCAGAACCGTAGACCTCTTTCGAATCAATCATTACTGGGTGAAATCCAAAGAGGAGTATGAGAAAAAGATTACAAGAGGTCGAGCGGATGTCCCATCTCGTGACCCAATGTTCCGTTATAGCACAGGCATTGGAAGAAAGGTAGATGAGGTTATTCAAAAAGATAACGAAGTCTACGACACCGCAATCTGGGAGTTTTTGGAGCGGGACCATGAGTAAGAAAATAAAGATTCTCAGTGGATGGTCGGCTCCCGGAGGTTCAACGGTAGCTTTTATTAATCTGTGCAACTTGTTTAATGAGCGAGGGTACGACTGCACTTTTTACGGTCCTCACGAATGGCACTTGGACAAGTGCAAGGCAGGACATCTTTCCGAGTGTCCTATCGACTAT